CCTTAATGGCTTCCAATATCGTCCTTGCGGACGCACAGGCATCCCCTGTAAACCACACCTTCGTTCCGATCGGTCGCGATAAGAACGGCATTTACTGGTTCGAAGATCAGTCAGCGTCCAATGCTATTGGATTCTGGAAGATCAGTATCGAACTGGTGAAGCCGCCTACCGCGGTTGCGAAACAGAGCTCAGAGGGTCGCACGATTCGCTGTAAGGTTGGTCTGCATGAGCCGATTTTGGAGACGGTGTCTAACAACACTGTGTCCGGCATCGCTCCTGCCCCTACCGTCAGCTACGTGCCTCGCTCATTCAATGAGTTCGTGCTTCCCGAGCGTGCATCCCTTCAGAACCGCAAAGATTTGCGGAAGATGAACGCCAATCTTCTCGCTGACGCGCAAGTAATTGCTGTCATCGAGACTTTGACCTACATCCAGTAACGACCAGGAAGGCCGTTATCATGAAGGGAACGCAACATTTCGAGAATGTCGAACTTTCAGTGATGAGAGTTTTGCGTGAGCAACTCGCACCGAGCGTTGGATTCGATGGAGTGATTGACTACGTCAATCATGATATCAACCCCAACGCGTACAGTTCGGAGTCGCAGTTCAAAAGGGACTATGCTTATGTTTCCTTTCTACGTAAGTGGAAAGGTTTCAAACACAAGAGCATAAATCCCGAATGGGCTGCATTCTCCACTTGGATGAATTCCGAGCAACAATGTTTTCGCACTAATAAAAGATTAGAGTCTGAAGCCTCGACAGGTGTTTATTCTGTCGCGCCGAGTATCATTTCTGATACTCAGCGTAAAATTGCCCAGATCCTCGGTCCTTTAGTACCCGAACGCATTGCTGAACTGTGCCGGTTCGGCAATGGCGCTACCTTCGACTTGCGTCGAGGCAGCACACATGCCGAGAAATCCCGTAGTCCTTCCGTCACCTTCGATGCTATTCCTTGGGTTTGTCACGCGCTTTCGGGCGATGACTACCTTGGAACACTCGTCGGTCCCTTCTGCGATCTTACGATCGTGGAGGCAAACCGTATGGTGATGGTGCCAAAAACCGTTAAGACTCACCGTCCTATAGCGGCTGAACCAACGTTGAACGGATTCGTTCAACAGGGGTTTGGTCGTTATATAAGGACGCGTCTGAAGCGGTTTGGCGTTGATCTTGATGACCAGACGATCAACCAAGATCTAGCTAGTATAGCTCAAGAATGGGGTCTCACGACCTTAGATTTGAGCAGCGCTAGTGATACGCTTTGCGCCAATCTTGTCAAGCTGCTTCTTCCACGAGAGTGGTATGAAGCCCTTGACAGTTTGCGTTGTAAGTACACGATGTTTAAGGGAAAAAGATTTTTGGTTTCGAAATTCAGCAGTATGGGCAATGCCTTTACTTTTGAACTCGAATCACTAATCTTCTACTCGTTAATATCGAGTGCTGGCAACGGTGGCGTTTTCTCAGTATACGGGGATGATCTAGTCATTCTAGACTGTGATTACCGGCCAGTGTTGGAAATTCTAACATGGGCAGGTTTCACAATCAATGAACGAAAATCATTTTCTGTTGGCAGTAATTTTTATGAGTCTTGTGGCAAGCATTTTTATGACGGCGTGGAGGTTACTCCCTGCTTTCAAAAAGATGTCTGTTCTAGACCTCATGATTACGTTCGCCTTCATAATCGCCTTGTACGCGCTGGCATCCGTCTCAATCTCCGTAATGAGTTTGAGGCAGCTGCCATTGTCGTTCGTGAGCGATCCCGTGATCTATTCGGAGGAGCCAGCCCCGGCGTCGGCCCAATAGTAGAGTACGATGAGTACTTTATTAAAGAGCTTTATGTTTGGGTTAGCCCGACCGCTGATCGCGTTCGTATTCGAAGTGCTGTTACGATTCCTCGTACGAAAAGGTACGAAGAAGGGTGGGAGCACGTCGCGTACGTTGGACGCAAACTGAGAAGTCCCGGCTTTCTTAACCCTGACCATCAAGGTCAGTGTTCTGATAGCTCGGGGCCAAAACTTCTCGTAATTGAGAAGTACCACTGGCGGAGTG